CGGTCTCGGGATGGACTCCCGCGGATCATGCCCGCATTCGTGCGGACCCAGATCCGTTCTGGAAACAGAGAGACAATCCGGCTTTGGTTAACATTCTTCGGGATGTACCGAGTGATGCCCTGTAAGGGAAGACCTAATTTCTTATCGATAATAGGTCCAGGGAAAGAGCTCCGACCTTCATTCCTCACGGATTGGAGATCGTTCTTGCTCAATTCCTTCCTTCCAGGGATTCAAGCACACTCGGGGGTCGAGTTCGGGAAACTGAATTTCGATCTAATCAGGGATCTTCGGGAGGTTTCTCCTGAAGACTACCCAAGGCCAACGCCTTTTGTGATCTCTTCAGTCTCTGCAGACCGGTTTGAGGATCCCGAAATCGTTAAGAAAGTTAACGACCTCAAGCTTGCCAAGAAGCCTGTACCGTCCTGGCTATCTGGTACACCAACCTCGTTCGCGCACCGGATCGTCTCAGCAATGAGATGGTTAGCCTCACCCTCTTCGGAGGAAGGCTTCGCGTCCTTAGACTCTAACATACTGCGTGACTTCCTGGAAACTATTCCGGGAGGTTATGGTAGTACTAAGAGCCTTTGGACGTTGCTGGAAGACACCGCCGTGTTTTATCGGCGGGCCCGTGCGACAAACAGGACAATCGTCCCGAATGCGCATGGATCAGGCAAGGATGTCTGCGGACGCCTTGCCTTACTTCCAGAAGCGGCGGGGAAGGTCCGGGTAGTAGCTCTGGTAGACTGCTGGACTCAATGGGCGCTTTATCCACTCCACAAGTGGATCTTCGGGATTCTCGAAGAGATTCCCCAAGACGGGACATTCAACCAGCTTATGCCGGTTGTGTCTCTCTTGAAGCGGGTAAATTCTCGTCAGATCATTTACTCTTACGATCTTTCGTCCGCGACGGACCGTATACCCATAAAGATCCAGGAGATTCTACTAGCGTGTATATTTGGACAGAGGTTCGCAAGGACCTGGGCAGCCCTTCTGGTTGGTCGAGCCTACGTGATCCCTAAAAGGGTCGCGCGGGAGCAAAACGTTGGAACTCAGTTCCTCCGTTATGCCGTCGGTCAACCGATGGGTGCTTACTCCTCATGGGGTATGCTCGCTCTAGTCCATCACGCGATGGTGCAGTATTCCGCACAACGAGCGGGCTTAAAAGGTTGGTTTACCCTATACGCGGTATTAGGTGATGACATCGTCATTGCTGACGACCGCGTAGCCAAGAAGTACCGTGCATTATGCCGGTTACTTGGGGTGGAAATCGGGTTAGCGAAAAGTCTAGTGAGCTCCGGGAAAACCCTGGAGTTCGCGAAGAGATTCTTCTATGAAGGATCAGACCTGTCCGGCATGCCGACAAAGTTCTGGGCTGCAGCGCAGTCCCAGTCCGGAGTCGCATGCGCACTAGCTGCCTGGTACCCTTCAGGTACTCTCGGGAACTTCGTGCGGGCTCTTGGCGGAGGGTTCAGAGTCGCCTCAAAAGTGGGTACGACACGTTGGGACAAATTGTCAAAACGGGTCCTCTCACTTTGCGTATCTCTGACGAACCCGGTTATGGGAGCTCGATTGGCTTTCAGGACTTGGCCTGAATGGCTATGGAGCCAAAGCGCTGATACTTCTCGTCCGATGGATGAGGAGTCTCTTACGCGATTAACTCCATTCTGCACTGCGGTGCAGAGCAGCCTGGTGGATCCCGCGATCGCCAGCCTAGAGAAGTATCAGGAAGATATTTTCTTCACTGAGAAACTCGAAGATCCGGTGACAGCCGTCACGGATGCTGCAGCAAACAAGGCCATTGTCTCTGCAACCAATTCTCTCGAATCGCATTCGAAAACTTTACGTCATCTCCAGGGACTTAACATAAGGTTAAACCTTGTGCAAGTTTCAGCCATTATCACACAGATATGGAGGTCTGTGGATAAAGCGGGACTGGTCCCGTTGCCTTCTACGAAGGCAACTGTACGACCTGAGCTGGATCCGTTCGCCCTTCGGGTTACTTCAGTATATAAATACTGGAGTCAACTGCGAAGGCTTGCAGCTCCGGAGCGGCCACAAAGTGGCACTCGGAACGAGATGGCGCCTAAGAATGAATAAAGAGCATTCTCTATCCTCGGCACGGGTAGGGACTTAAGATACTTCCCACTACTAACTCCTTGTCCCAAGGGACTTTGGAGGAAACAGTTGAGTGCATCCTAAGCACCA